TAAATCAATCTAATCAATATGATGTTATAGAATTAAATAATATTAATGTAGATAGAAAAATTCATACTAAACCATCATTCGAATCTTGGACTAAACTAATAATTGAAAAATTGAAAGAGGATAAAAAAGTTTTTATATTTTATCCTTTTAAAGAAGGTAATAGAAAATATGTTAGTATGGAAAATTTCAAAAATATTATAGAAAAGAACACAAATAAAAAGGGTATTAGTTATCATGGAGAATCAGATGATCAAATTTTAAAATCTCTTGATGATGTGAATACACATTGGGAAAAATCAGACTTTGTCATAACAAATAATAAAATCAATGTAGGTATTAATTATGAAAAATATGATTTTGATTCAGTTTTTTTATCTATAGCTGATTTCTCATCTCCTCGTGATTTAATTCAGGTCTCTTATAGATGCAGATTTTTAAAAAGTAATAATATTTATATATCATATTTAAAAACTTTTGCATCTAATGATAAATATGAAAATGATTATCAGACCGTTGGCAGTTGCAATATTTATAAACAATTAATTAATAATATTTTAAAAGAAAAATATAGTCCTTTGAAAATGACTTTTAATTATTTTTGTAATTTAGCACACTATAAAATTAAATTTTCAAATGAAGTTATTAATAAAGAACTTGACAAGACTATAAAAGAATTATTTAATGATGTTGAACTTGGTTATTCTTATGATACTATTAAAACAATTAATAATGCAGAAAAAGAACTAATTCAACAAAAAATTTATAAAATGGAAGCAACAATAGATGATAAATTAATTATTAAAAAATATTATTATCAAAAACAATTTAAAAATATTGCATTAAATGAGCTTTCAATTGGATGGGATAAACACTATATTAATTTTTTTACTAAAATGAGTGAGATTATACAAGATGATAATAATATTTTTAATAAAGTTCGAGATTTTAATAATTGGGCTTCTATTTTTCCAACAGATAGCGAAATCAATAAAGTAAAATTAAATGAGGAATTAGTAGATAGAATTTTTGAAAACTTTTTTTTCAAAGACTTAACAAAGAACTCTACACATAAAAATATTATAAAAAATATGTATAATACTAATCTAGGGAAAACTATTATTAAATCAAAATGCGATAAAAGTAAAAATTATCAACTTTTTATTGATGATGAAATAAGAGAAATGTTTATTTTTGCTTGTGATAATCTTAAGATTGAACAAAAAAAAGAATATAATAATATTCTCGATGATGATGAAGAAGTTGAAGATAAAGAAGTTGAAGGTGAATTATTACCAGCTCAATATATTCAATTTTCAAATAGATGTAATGGAAATGAAGAAGAAAAACAAGAAATTGAAACTATTAATACTATTAATTGTTTCGAAGATTTGCAAAAATTATCTGATTTAAATAAAATCAATAAGACTAAAAAAATTAATGATTTATCTTATTTACCAAGTATGGAAAAAGGAGAAAGTGAGATGGACTATAGAACAAGAATGATTAATTTATTATTTTAATATATATAATATATAATTATATTATATATAATGGCTAATGAAATATGGAATACGTTTGACGCGGTTTTCTGGATTACGATATCAACTTTAGTTTGTGGTTCGTTTGGTTTAGTCGTTCGTTATTGTTTAAAATCTAAATGCGATGATGTTAGGTTATGTTGTGGATTAATTGCAATTCATAGAGATGTCAAAGCAGAGATTGAAGAAGAGATGAAAGAAATGGAACTTGGTATTAAAAATGAAGAAGCCTAAAAAATCGCCCGGAAGTCATATATATAATAAAAAAAATCTTTCTTTTTTAAAAATTGAAGCTACTAATTATATTAATAAAAAGGTAGCGAAAATACGGTTTCCGCAAATTATATATAAGAAAAATCGGAAACCGTATTTTCGCTACATTTTTATTAATATAATTAGTAGCTCCAATTTTTTTAAAGAAAGATTTTTTTTTTAATATATATATGACTTCGGGGCGATTTTTGGATAAGGTTAATTATAAATCTTTTCTTGTATAAATTTTTAATGGGTTCGATTCGATAGTTTCATTTAGTAATCCATTAATTAGTAATTTAAAATCATTCTTTTTAAGTTTACTCTCTTCTAATTCATCTTCTGTAAAATATACGGTATTGACTTTCATATTTTTTTTAGTTAGTCTACCTTTTTTAATTTCTTGTATTACACATAAAATAGATAAAGGTCCTTTCAAATAATTTTTTAAAGCTATGTTATAAGATATTTTTATAACGTATTTTACATCTTCATCTATTAGCTCTTCTAAATTTTCTTCTACTAATTCATTAAGTTCTTTTTTGGTTGATGCATTACCAATTAATAAAATTTGATTATCTATTACTTTATAAGCCTGATAATAATTATCATTGTCGTCGAATTTTTGTTTTAATTTTTGTAAATAATCTTTAATTTCTTCTTTCATTAATATATATAATATAATAAAATATTTTTTAATTATAATATTTTATTATATTATAATGAAGGGTTTAATGATTGGATTTAGTTTATCTTTAATTCAAAATATATATTATGATTATAAAAGAAGTATAAATCAAGAAAAAAATAATAAAAAAATCATAACATATTTAAAAGAAAAAGAAAAAAATCTAAGTTATAAATATATATGGCAAGACCAAAAGATAAAAAATTATATAAACAAATAAAAGAGATTGCCGACTTGGTTTATAAAAAACCTAGTGCTTATAAGAGTGGATATATTGTTAAAATGTATAAAAAATATGGTGGGGAATATGAAGATACAGATGAAGAACCCAAATTAAAAAGATGGTTTTTAGAGCAGTGGTCTGACATTGGCAATAAAGAATATCCAGTATATAGACCAACAAGACGAATTACAAAAGATACACCACTTACAGTAGATGAAATAGATAAAAAGAACTTAAATGATCAAATCAAACTAAAACAAAGGATAAAAGGTAAAAAAAATTTACCCCCATTTAAAGAAAAAAATTAATCAAATGAAACAACCAAAGAATTATTTAAACTATAATAAATATTTTTAGTCTTTTCAGATTTATATTTACAAACATATAAATTATTATTTAATAATCGTCTCTCTCTTGATTTTTGTAATAATTCAGGTTTATGCTTTGGGTAGTACACTTCCTTAAAATAATTTTTAGCCCTTTCATTGTATCTATCTTTATTTTTATAATATCGTTTCATTTCTTTTGACATTTCATTTTTATTTTCCATATTATATATATTTATATAAGATTTTTTTTAAATAAATATAAATTTATTTTTCCATATTATATATATATGATATCTAAATAAGATATTTTAGTATAAATATCTGATTTTAGATATTATTTAGATATTAAATAGATATATATCTGTAAATATTTATAAATATTTACAGATATATATCTATTTAATATCTAAATTTATCTTATTTGCATATCTAGATTAGATATTTCATGGTAAATATCAAACTTTATATCTAAATTAGATATTTTAGATTAAAAATATATAATATAGAATTTAAAAATATCTAATAAAATATATTTTATTACAAAAATTAAAATATAATATATTTATATATATAAAATGTATAACGAATCTCCAGAAGTTTTTTATTTAGATGCTCAAGTTTCAAATTTAAATAGCACTTCATCAAATCAATTAGCATCTTATAATGCGACAAGAACATTACCATATTTATATAAACCTGAAGATTATTATGGTGCTATTACACAATTTAATATACAATTAACTAATTTACCTTTATTAAATGCGGTTATTGTTCCTAATCAATCTAATGTTAATTTAACTATTTATAAAATCGCTCTAAAATATAATAATAGTTTTGTAGAAGAAAATATTATTTTTTCGCCTCAAAATAGTATACCTAATATTCCACTCCCACCCTCATCTTATCCAGATGGACAGCAAAATTTTTCAACTGGTTATTATAGTATATATAGTTATAATTATTTTTGTATTCTTGTAAATCAAACTATTGAAACCGCTTTTAATGCTTTAAAACTTTTAGAACCATCTTTACCAACTACTTATGCACTCCCAATTTTTAAATATGATGCACAATCAACATTTTTTTATTTAACAGTTCCAGATATTTTATATGATACAGCCAATCCTAATGTAGTTTCAATCTATTTAAACAGTGCTTTAAATCATCTATTATTATTTTTCCCTAATGAATTATATCCTATTAATGATCAATCATATCATTTATTATTATTAAATAATACTACAGGTATTACCTCAAATAATAATTTAATAGTCTTTCAAGAATTAAATTCTACAAATTTATGGTCTCAAGTTGTGAGCATCGTTATTACATCACAATTTTTACCAGTTGCCAGAAGTCAAACTTTCGCCCCTACTATTTATTATAATGGTGAAACTCTTATTTCTCAATTTAACTCAGCATCGCAAAATATTTTAATAGAATATTCTATTACTGATTCTTTATATACTAAAACATTTACATATAATCCCTCGGCCCAATACCGTACTTTTAGCTTAACGGGAGATAGTCCATTATATAACTTAGATTTCAATTTTTGGTACAGAACATCATTGGGTACACTAGAACCAATTTTTTTAAATAGTGGCGGTTTCCTGTCTCTGAAAATTGGTTTCTTTGAAAAAAAATCTTTTAGAAAATTAAAAAAATAAATTTATATTATAAAGAAAAAAAAATATATAATATATATTATATAAATGTCTAACGAGATTAAAGGTGTATTAGTAGAATCGTCAATTATAGCAGACTTGACACAAGAAATGATATTTCCAGTTGTTTCGGGTCCAGCCCAAAATACTTATCAACCTTTCCCATTTAATTCGCAATCCAATTCTTCATTAGTCGCCAATATTCAATTGCCTTCTGAGTCGATTGTTTCAGATGCCAAAGTTTTATTTCAATCTGATTTAAATCTTACTATTAATCTCGCTAACGTACCAATAGGTGTGCCAGCTTTTGGATATGGTCAGACTGATAGTTTAAATAGTTATCCCTTGCAGTCTCTTTTTAGTACTAGTTCACTGACTTTAAATAATGCCACTAGTTCAACAAATTATGCCGATGTTTTGGCAATTGTAAAAATTTTAGAAGATAAAAATAGACTTGATAAAGCTGATTCTTTTACACCAAATTATGTAAATCAAACTTGGGGTCGTTATTCTGATGCAGTTTTAACAAATTCTAACCCAATGGCTTCATATAATGAAACTACATTAAATAATGATAGAGTTCCTAATGGTGCTTTTCCTTACTCTTATTTTCAAGTAAATCATTATGTTGGTGGTGTTTTAACTGATGATTCTTTAATATCAACTTCTACATCTGATACATGGACTATATATATTAGTTTTGCGAAATTAACCGAACCCTTCCTATGTCTTAGCCCCTTTGTTAATCATGATTTTAATTCTGCTGGTTTAATGGGCATTAATAATCTTGCTCTAACTCTTAACATAAATCAATGTCAAAAAGTTTGGGCCACTGGGAATAGTTTTGTTAATTCTGGTGGTAATGGATTATCTAGTTATATTACCAATATTTCATTAGGTAATCCTCAATCTAATAATTTAGGATTTACTAACGCAAAGTTGCTCTTCCGCATGGTCACAATGACGGATTTACAATTTTCACGTAAGTCAATAAGGTCAACGACCTCGTTCGTAGATTACCCACGTTATATCTCACCTGCTTCAAATTCTCCAACTCTTGCCCCTGGTCAATCAGGCGTAGTACAATTTCAGAACATACAAATTTCACAAGTTCCTTCTTTGCTCTGTTTCGCATTACGCGTTCCTTTGTCCCAGCAAAATTGGGCTTATACTGATTCATTTTTAAAAATTAATACTATTTCAATTACATTTAATAATCAGTCGGGGCTCCTTGCCAGTGCTAATTCTGCACAGATTTACACGATGAGTGTCGATTCAGGCTCAACTCAGTCTTTTTACTCATTTAATGGAACTGCCAATGCAATTCAAAACGGTGTATCTACTCTTATCCCAACTCTTGGGTCTATCGTCTGTATCAATCCAGCTGAATTTCTATCTTTAAATGAACTGCTCTCAAATTCTTCAATTGGACAATTCAATATGCAAATAACTGTTAATTGCACTAATAATCATGCGTTCTCAATCACACCAGAAGGTATAACAATAACTGTTAATACTGGTTATTGTGTTACTGAACTTGGTCAAACATCTTATTTTACTGCTGTTTTGGATAGACAAATGGTACTTGATACTAAATCAACTACTGATGAAAACAGAATCGTCGACGCTGATTTTTATCAAAATGCCGTAGGAGGCAAAATGCACAAAGGTCCGATGTCTGTTGGTAAATTTATAAAAAATACTAAAGGTAAAATGAATACAGAAGAAGGAGGGAGAAAACATATGAGCAAATCAAAATTGCATAAATTATTGCGATAAATAAATATTTAATTAATTTATTTTTTTTTTTATAATATATATATTATATATATATTATGAGTAAGATGTTATCTAATCAGAAGATTATTAATGAGTTGGATAAAATAACAACAGATTATATTAAGACACGTCCAAAAATGACATTTAAACCATTTGTTTCTAATAAAGCAGAAAGAGATTATAATTTGGGTGATAATAGAGGAGGTTTTAAATCTTTAGGTCAGCATCCATACCCAGGAAGTAGAAGTTCAACATTACACCCAGACCCATTATTTGGCGGAGCCAGATTTAAAACTATGGCTGATTTTAATAATAGAGTTAGTAATTATGGAGGAGCTTTAATGAGTCAAAATATGCCATTAACTGGAGGTGAACACAGTGATTCTGATTATTTATCAGATTCTGATTATTCATCATCTGATTATTCATCTTCTGATTATTCATCTTCTGATTCTGATTCTGATTCTGATTCTGATTATGAAACAGATTCAGATTATGAAGGTGGTGATATTTATGAAGATTATGTTAAACCAGTTGCAAAAGGAGTTTATGAAATAGGTAAAGAAATTGTCGTACCCGTTGGTAAAGAATTATTAAAGGAGGCGATTTTAGGTTTGATGATGGGTGCAGGGATTAATATGGAAGGAGGTTTAAGCGGTACAAAACAAGAATTTTTACATATTTTAAAAACTATGTACCCAAATATAGACTTTAAAAAGAAAAATAAAGCAGAATTAAAAGAAGAAATACTAAAAGCTATAAGCTCGAGTCAAAATGAAAAAGATGATTTAAAAAGAGAGAAAGCTAAAAAAAAATTACAAAAAATGGTATTAAAAAATATAAAACAAATGGATAAGTCAGACAAATATTATAAAAAAGAATCAGATTTTTTCAATAAAAAACAACAAAAAGAATTAAAAGAAAATGAAAAATTATTAAATCTATATAGACCAAAAGAAGAAAAAGTTAAAAAACCAAGAGCAAAAGCACCATCAAGAGCAAAAGCACCAAAAGAAAAAGGACCAGCAAAACCAAGAGGTCGCCCAGCCAATTTACAAAAAAAAGAATTAAAAAGATTAAAAAAAATGGATAAAGCTGATAAAAAATTAAAAAAAGAGGCTGATATGTTATTAAAACAACAAAAAAAACAAGCTAGAGAAAATAAAGAATTATTAAAGAAATTTAAACCTAAAGCACCACGCAAACCACGTAAAGTAAATCCTAATAGACCAAAAACCAAAGCACAATTAAATGCGGAAAGAGTGGCAAGCGATAAAGCACAACGAGACAGAGATAAAATTAGAAAAAAACAAAAACAGATTGAGAATGCTAGAGCAAGAATAAGAGTAAGGATTATGAATATGGAAGATAAAATCAAGAAAGCAACAAGACAATCAACTAAAGATAAATATCAAATAGATTTAAATGGATTATTAAATGATTTAAAAATGTTTGATTTAAAATATAAAGACTACTTCGAACCAATATCAAATATAATAGTAAAAAAACAAGAACCTGCAGAAGTTGAAGAAGAATATGAAGAAGATTTCGAAGATTATGATAGTGATGATGAATTTTTAAAAAGTATTACAGGTCCAGAAGTAAAATCAGGAGGTAAAATAAAAAAAATTTTACGTTCTAAAAGAGGAGAAAAAGTAAGAGGTGACATTGTAGCCGAAATAATGAGAAAAAAAAAATTATCATTGCCACAAGCTTCAAAATATGTTAAAGACCATGGATTATATTAAAAATTCTATATAATATATTTTTTTTTAAATAAACTATTTAACCATTCAATATTTTCCCTTAAAGTTTGATATTTCCCCCATAATAAATAGGCTGAAAAAGTCGCCGGTGATGGTTCTAAATCTGAAATTAATTGATTTTCTTTATCGTTTGCTATATGACGAAGCCAATAATTCATACGCTTTACTTTGTCTTTATGATCAATGTAGGTTGAACCATCTTTTAAGCCAAAATCATACTCATCACCATTATCTAAAAAAACTTTTAAACGCTTATCTTTTTTATTACTTTTAGTTATATGTATAATTTGCATATAAATTATATATATATTTTATTTTTTATAGTCTTTAAATACTGTTAAATCAAACAAATACATCTCACTCGACCAATTATCACCGCCTTTTATGGTCCGTTTATACTCTTTAGAATTTATTTTATTTTTTATTTCTTCAGTTGGTATTATATATAAATCATATTCAGTTTCATTTTTAATAATATAATAAGCATAAAAATTAGCTTTGGTAATTAATATCCCACTATCTTTTTTTCTAGATTTATATTCTATTGCAAGATTACCCGTCTTAATAGATAATCTATCTGATTTTACTTCATAACTTTCTTCTTTACCATCTTCCGTATAACATATAATATCATAATATTTACATTTTTCTTTAATTACATTTATATTTTTATAAAATGGCGTTAAATATGAAGCTAGTACATTTTCATAACTATTTCCGAGCTTTAAATCTTTAAAAAAATTTGGCATTATTATAATAAAACTAGATATTTTTTTTTCCATAAAACTTAATACGGAAAATCTAGTATATATATTATAAAATGAAAAATCGCCCGGAAGTCATTAATATAATTAAAAAAATCTTTTCTTTTTAAAAATTGGACGATTTAGAAAAGCTTAAACTTTTCTAAATCTAACCTTCGGGAGCTACTAAGATAATTAATAAAAAGGTAGCGAAAATACGGTTTTCGATTTTTCTTATATATAATTTGCGGAAACCGTATTTTCGCTACCTTTTTATTAATATAATTAGTAGCTTCAATTTTAAAAAGAAAAGATTTTTTTTAATTATATTAATGACTTCCGGGCGATTTTACAAGGCTTATTCATTTTTTACCTAAATTTTTTACTAGTTGTATTTCTTTCTCTGATATCATAACCATAGGATAGCTTTTTAATATTGTTATTGCTCTTCCTTCAATATCGTCTATCGCTTCAATTTGCTTCTTATTTAGACCAAGATATTGATTTAATAAATATGTTTTCGTCCTACCTCCCAAAGTTTGATTAAAAAATGTGATTGAATGAGCTTCATTTAAAATACCTTTTGTCTCTACTCCATTACATGCAATATGAGACAAATAAATTAAACTTGTACAAGTATGTCTACCAGTATTCAAAATTTTAGTTAATAACTCTTTTAATTTTAATTTCATTTTTTTATCTGTGATGCAATCTACATCATCCCAAATAGTTAAACAATTTTTTAAATCATCGCATTCTAATGTCTCTTCTAAAAATTCATCATCAAGTGGAATTCGTCTTATTCCTTTTACTCTATCAATAGAACTATCGTCTGATAAATATGATAATAAATAAATTGGATTTTTTGGATATAATAACCTATATTCATTAGCAAGATTAGAAGCAAAATAACTTTTACCACTTCCTGACGCTCCTACGACATAAGAAATAAATCTATTTTGATTTGAATCGGGCACAAATTGGAACTCACCATTTTTTATTTTTAATTCATTATAATTGTTTGTAGCTTCATTTTTTTCATCTAAAAAAACTTTTTTACATTTCTTTTTATTATTTTCTTTAATTTTTGCGATTTGAAAACCATCACCTTCAAAATTCAGGCTTGCCATATTTTTTTATCTATATAATATATTTAGATAAAAAAAATAATTTAGATATTTATTAACTTTTATATCTTTAAGTATATTTAATTAAAAATTTCTTATTTTTTTTTTAATTTTTTGATCAAATTTTTTTATTGAATGTTTTATACCCCCTTCTAAAAATTTTTCTTCATTTATTAATTGTTTATCTTTTTTAATAAAATTTTGTTTAACCATCTTTTCTAATTTTTTACTCTCGTTTTTTAGACTATCCCCATAATTATAACCATTTCTAAAACTTCGTAATATTAAAGGCATTATATATAATATATAATTATATATTTATTTTTTATATAAGTAAATATTCAGCACTAAATTTATCAGTAATCATTCCAATTTTAGAACATGAGAAATCAACTGCATTATAAGCACTTGCTGAATTGGTCCCAAATGCTATAAATAAAATTACGTCAGTATCCAAATATGTTCCTCTTGTTGTTCCTTCAACCATATTAATTTGATTTTGAATAGCTATAGAATTAGGGGTAAAAGGTAGGGCTTTAATATTTGCGTACATCTGGCAAGTTTGATTATTAGATGAATTTGTAGCGGGTGTATAAGTTCTTGATGAATGGTACCAACTAGCATAATCACCCGAACCGGTAGGACGAGTATATACAACAAAAAAAGGTAAATCGCCAACACCTGAACAATTATTAAAAATTTGATAATATAAACCTTTTAAATCTCCTACAGTTGCATTTGCTACAGGAAACGGAAAATAATAGTTGATTTTCGCATTACTTGGCTGTGGGCTAGCTTTTTTATATGCCCATCCTCCATAGCCATAAGTTGCTAAAAATGGCGATGGTTGTGGTGCAATACTACTATCAGCATAAATCGCCGGACTTGAGACGGTAATATTTGATACAACGACTTGTAAATCTTTATTTTGTAAAACTTGAATATCAAAAGTATTTTGTGAT